CGCTTGTAGGTAAGACAGAAAATCTAGAACCAGATTTAAAACGCCTTCTCGATCTCACTGGCGAGCCTTATCACAAACATGTGATGGTAGAGGTTTTAAATAAAACCTTGTATATTAAAGATGAGCATACCAACATACAGGTATATGATAGATGCGCAGTGTCTGAAGAATCCAAAAAAGTTATTATCACTTCAGAGCAATATGTGCTAGATACTTATAATTATTAATTTATGGCTGCTGTAATTTGGTTCTACGGTATATCAGGAAGCGGAAAAACAACTGCGGCGCATAGCCTGCATAAGCAGTTGCTTTCCGATAATATTAACTCAGCCCATCTCGATGCAGATGATTTGCGTTACAAATTCTGGCCTGAACTAGGAGTTAGCAGAGAAGCTAGACTCGAGAACACAAAACGAATTACACTGCTAGCCAAAGAGTTTAGTGATTTAGGTGTGCCTGTTGTTGTATCAGCTGTTGCTGCGTTTACGGAGCAGCGAGCTAATACATTAAATATTTTACCTCATACTAAGTTTGTTCTTGTTGACACGCCTATCGGGGTGTGTAAACAAAGAAAGCCTCATTATTACAAGGACGCAGACAGTAATAAAGTCTTGGATGTGGACGCATATCCTCTACCGTGGGCTACATTAGACGGAACAGTAGGACTCACTGTGTTATATAAATATGTAAGCAACATGAAGAGCTGTATTATCTCTTCTGCGCTTAATGAACCCATGAAAATAGTGTAAGCTATATTTAAATTAAATACTCTAAAGTAAAATACACTCCCCATTATTTGGTAGAGTGTAAATGTTTATCTTTTGTTTACATATGATATAGAATAAGCGGATAGCCGTATTTGATCTGATACCTAAAAATAGGGCGATATAAGTTAAATAAATTTAATACTTTACGCATATGCAAGACAAAGATTACCCAACAGAAGATGTAAATGACACAGGCACACGCCTTATTCCGCTTGGAGTTGGAAAAGGGAATACGCAGACAGAACAAGTAAAATCTTTAGGTTTAAGAGTAGGTGATATTATCAGAGGCAAGGAGGACGCAGCCGCTTCACGTTTCTGGCATGAAGTTCGTCTTACAGTTTTATGGATAGGCACAGAAAAAGTTATATACAGAAAACAATGGCGCTCCAGTCGTATGCCGGAGGCTTGGCTAGATACTGGCGAGGTTTCTAATTTTACTTTAACGTGTAGAGAGTACTTCCTAGAGACGGCTATGGATGAGACTTCAAATGAAGAACATGCAGCACGCAGATCCAAACAAGAACCAGTTTGTTGGTCTCGTGGTATTTTTGGTTGGCTTGTGCGTTTTCACTACTCCAGCGAAGGCTGGTGGATTACTGACGCACGTGGCTACATCAATATGATGACATTGGCTTACACAATTATTAAAGATGCAACTGGACAAAAGGCAAGAAGGATCAATGTTGGACCATTGATGTTGGAATGGGCAAAACCTAGCAAAACACACAAATAAAATATGAGAGCAGTAAAAGGAAAAGGAAAAGGAAAAACTATTATATTTCAGTCTTCCAAAAAACATAAGTTTGTCTTGGTTGAATTACCGAAAGGTTATATGAAAAAAAAATTACCTTTATTGAATAAATGGACACATACATTAGTAGCAGGAGGCTATCGCCAGGGCACGGGTAAACTTTGCATAAAAAATGCACAGGGGCGCTTGAACTACTGCTGCCTTGGGGTTTTAAGCAAAATTCAAGGGAGGCTAAGGCATGAAAAAAATCAGGGTTACTGTGACGGCAGGCAAGATGATCCACCCAGCGCTGTGGAGGCGAGTGGTCTTACCTCCAATAACCCGGCTTACCCTGTATTGAAATTATATGGAGTTTTTCCTAGACACGTAATAGTACGTACAGCTTTTAAAAGTATTAAAGAAAAAAACATAGAGCCGTCCTTCTATGGCTATTCAATTGATGCCTCAAATTTAGCCGAATGTAATGATGCGCTCGGTATGACATTTAAAGATATAGCTAAACTACTTAAATTACTGTATAAATAACTCACGTTAGTATTAATATAAACATACCGGTATGAACGAAAAACCTGATGAGATATTTGAGCCGTACGTTAAGAAATTGTTAGACAGCGGCATGAAGACTGCTGAAGATGTCGCGAAATTTATTGAGACACAAGCACCAGAGTTGGGCAAAGAAATCATCACATGGGGGTCTGTTTCTGAAATAATTGCTCCTGTTGTTGGTTTACTGCTCATAACATTTGCTGTTTGGTTTCACAAAAAATTCAACCAAGCAGATTGGTATACCGATAGAGATGTACCACCTGGTGTATTTTTGACAATCATTGCTGGCAGCGTTGGGTCAATTGTTTTTTTTGCACAAATAATGGATGTACTATACCCAATTGTGGCGCCTCGCTTGTATATTTTGGAAAAGGCGGCTGCGCTCATTAAATGAGGAGCCCATATGCAAACAACTTATATTAAAATAAATATTGCTATAGCCGAGGCTATAGGTTATCGCCGCTGGCGATTTGGAGATCGATGGGTAAAAGGATTACAGCTCGCCGATCTTAGATTCAATGGCTACATCAGACGCGTTATAGAAGATGCACCGGCTAATGCTGAATATGTAAAACTGGATATAGACGAAGCAGAAACACAGAAAACTGCACACGTGTTAACCGATTATATTCCAGCTAGTCACTGGGTAAGCCCTGACAATAAAATAACTGCACGCCCGCCTAATTTTGCTAAAAATTTGAATGCTATGCATATTGCTGAAAGTTATTTGACTGCGGATGAGTTTTATAAGTATGATAATCTCTTACCATTAGCTGCACCTCAAAAATGTTTTAACACAGCATTGGGAAGAGCAGTAAGTTGGTTAAGAGCTAAAAATATAAGTTACGCATGAAATGTTCTGCGCCATCTCCATTTTGTGAATGCCACGCTTGCTTTCATTCAAAGCATAGCGTGGCAGCACAAAGCGTACCTCAGCGTTCGCAGCGGCTTCCAGCTCCACGCGAGTGTCCTACATGTAAACGCTCAGGTTGTTACGCCAAACCGAAGCGCAATGCGTACTACTGTCCTCATTGCTGGAATCTGTTTGGGCGTGTTTTTGTTGAGTAAACCTCTTAATTAATAAATATAAAAACAGCATAGTATGAACGACGTAAATTGGCACTACTTGTATGATGATGCAGGGACTATAGAAGAGTCATTTGATTTGTTAAATAAATTTGGAGATTCTCAGATACTAGCAGAAACTAATATTACTTTTAGACTTTCATATGCGAAATACTTTGATCCTTGTAGTGAAAAGCTTGAGGACTCAGATGAAAAATTAATTCGTTTTGCTTTTTATGAGTGACATATGGAAAACAAAACATATTTATGTTGGGAAACAGATAAAAGACTCGAACCGACAGGTAATACAAAAATTTTGCGCGCACCATCAGCCAGATGGGCAGCAGATCATTTAAAGCATACTATGAAGGGACAATTCAAATACAACACTAACAGATGTACAATAATTTCTTTACCTGATGGTAAAGAGTGGCATGTGCGTTACTATAAATAATATGGATGAGACATTAAAGATCGAAATGTATCCGTACGTTTCCCCGGGAGGGCAGCAGGTGAGCGTCGTGCGAACGGGCGTTAAGATAACACATATACCTACAGGAACTGTGGCTATATGTGAGCATGCACGTTCTCAGATTAAGAATAAAAATATAGCGCTTAAAATGATTGAAACAGCTTTAGAAGATTTTTAATAAATGAAAATATTTAGATTTATTAAAAAAGTGTTTAATGATTTTCTGTGTGAGCTTAAACGTAATCAGTTTGTAGCTGCTCTTAGCCTGAGCGTTGTATTAATTTTAATTATCTTCGCAGGGATGTGTGTTATTGGTGCTATCGCTAGTCTATTTAATATATTCCCTCCGCATCTGAGCATTATAGAAAGAGGAGCACTCACCTCTCTTATGCTTGTATTTTTTACCGCCGCCACTGCTGCTGTACTTGTTATAGGTAGATGTGGATTTTTAATAACATATACAATTTTTATTTATTTAAAAAAAACGTGGAACGAAATAAAATAAGTTATGGCCGTTCTAAATCAACTTAATCAATACGGGGTAGGCTTTCAAGTAAAAGTACTATCTAGTTTACTTAAGCACAGAGAGTTTTTACAAGGAATCAATGATATATTAGAAGTAGAGTATTTCGATAATCCAGCACATAAGTGGATAGTTGAAGAAACGTTAAAATACCACCACAGATACCATGCTACGCCGACTTTAGATGCGCTACAGGTAGAGGTGAAAAAAATTGATAACGAAGTATTGAAAGTATCGGTTATCGAACAGTTAAGAGAGGCATATAAAGCTTCAAATGAAGATGGAGAGTATGTTGAGCAGGAGTTTGCAAATTTTTGTAAGAACCAACAGCTTAAAAAAGCGTTGCTATCTTCAGTAGATTTGCTAGAAAAAGGCCAATACGACGACATCCGATACTTAATTGACTCAGCACTGAAAGCCGGTATGGATAAAAATATTGGTCACGAGTATGAAAAAGATACAGAAGTCCGATATAGAGAAGAAGAAAGAGGTCCAGTAGCAACTCCTTGGGAGCATATCAATGAATTATTAATGGGGGGTCTAGGAGCTGGTGATGTAGGCTTAGTGTTTGGAGGTCCAGGTGGCGGAAAAAGTTGGATGCTGACAGCATTAGGAGCAATGGCAGTATCTAAAGGGCATACAGTAGCCCACTATACATTAGAATTATCGGATTCCTATGTAGGTAGGAGATATGATGCTGCATTTACAGGCATTGAAGTTCAGGATTTAAATAAGCATAGATCAAAGATCGATGAAATAGTAAGCCAACTACCCGGCAAGTTAATTATCAAGGAATTTAGCATGGGAAAAGCGTCTATTTCAACCATCGAAGCCCATATCCAAAAGATTACGGACTTAGGACATAAACCTGATTTAATTATTATCGATTACGTAGACTTGTTAAAATCGAAGAGAAAGTCGATTGACAAGAAAGATGAAATTGATGATATTTACATTTCAACCAAAGGAATGGCTA